GGTATCGAGACCGCCAGAGCACTCGAGGCGCATGACTTCGATGGCACTGCTCTGCAGGGCGCAGGCAAGGCAGGCCAGTTCATCTCGAACGACAACAAGGTCGCGCTTGTGAAGGTCACGGCTACCATCACCGGCGCCTGATCATCCGAGGCGGGGCGTCTTCGGGCGCCCCTCCCATAACGAAAAGGGAGGAAACCATGTACGAAGTGATCGTGATGTTCTATGACATGCTCGACTTCAAGCAGACGAAGGGCGGGAAGATCTATCACCGCTATGACGTCGGAGACAAGTATCCCAGAGACGGCGCGGAGACCACCGATGCCAGGATCGCAGAGCTGTCCTCTGACCAGAACAAGCGAGGGATCCCGCTGATCAAGGCTGTGGGCATGACGGAGGAGGCTCCTGCCGTGGAAGCTCCTGTAGAGGAAGCGCCAAAGAAGCGGCGCAGGAAGGCGGTAAAGGATGTCGCAGACAACGGTTGAGACACTGATCGGGATCTCGAACGACGAGAGGCAGACCCAGATCAGGACGCTCGTGGAAGCGCGCCTGAAGAACCTTCTGGGTGGCGCTGACGAGGTACCGGAGGAGCTGGTCTACATCGTCGACGAGGTCTGCATCGCCCGGTTCAACATGCTCGGCAGCGAGGGCTACGCCAGCCACAACGTGGAAGGTGAGAGCATCAGCTGGAGCGAGGACCTGTTCGCTCCGTACATGGATGACATCCAGACCTGGATCGATGCGCAGAACGGAACGGGCGGCAAGGCCCAGGTGAAGTTTTACTGAGGTAGTGAGATGAGATTCGACACGCCTGTATATTTCCAGACCATCCAGCGGGGAGCCTACGACCCGGCGACCGGAGACTATGCGGAGGATACCGTGGAGGAGACGATGCGGTATGCCTCCGTCATGGACACGCAGAAGGAGACGCTGCGGCTGATCTTCGGAGAGATCCGGCAGGGGAGCAAGACAGTCATCCTGCAGTACAAGACGGACGCATCGTTCAGACCCGACAGGATCCGCATCGGGGACGAGGTCTACAGCATCGAATACCGCCGGCGGCTCCGCGTCAAGGAGACGTTCATCGTCTCGGAGGTGCAGAAATGAGGGTAACGCTCAAAGGGCATAAGGAGCTGCAGAAAGATCTGGAGAAGTACGCGAACCCTGCAGTGATCAAGACCATCGTGCAGAAGAACGGTGATGAGCTGAACGCCCGGATGAAGAAGCAGACGGAAGTCGCTTTCGTGAAGGGTTACAGTACCGGTCAGACAGCACGGAGCATCAACACGATCATTGAGGACGGCGACTTTACGGCAAATGTCGGTCCTACGACTGAGTACTCGCCCTACGTGGAATACGGCACACGCTTTATGCAGCCCGAACCGTTCGTAGCGCCGGCATTTGAAGCACAGTCGCAGAAATTCATCCACGACCTGGAAAGGATAGTCGAATGAGTCCACAGCAGGAGATTTTTACAGCGGTCAGGCAGGGCCTGGTGGCTGCGGGAGGAGACGTCTATGACACAGTCCTGCCGCCCGCGGATACGCCGTACCCGTTCTACTACCTCGGCAATACGCGACAGACGGACGATCCTATGACCTACAAGAACGCCCTCGTGGCGACGGTCTATCAGGACATCCATATCTGGCACAATGAGCCCAGGAAGCGCGGTACGGTCTCCCAGATGATGCAGACCGTCCGTAAGGTCTGTTATGGACTTGAGACGACCGCATCATACAGGTGGCAGCTGATCTCCTTTGAGGAGCAGCTGCTGGAAGACACGACGACAAAGACTCCGCTGCTGCACGGCGTGGCAACAGTGGGTTTCAGACTCTTAGGAGGAACACAATGAAAAGAATGAACCTTCAGATGTTCGCCGATGCAGTTCCGGGCAAGAAGCTCGTATATCTGTTTCGGATCAAGGAGAATCAGGCCACTGCGACCGGCACGCTCCTGTCCTTCGTGACGGACAACAGCCGCAGCGTGAGCGTTGATTCCGACTCTACGGCCACGAAGGACGGCAACATCCGCACTCCCGGCACCCCGGAAGTGGAGATCACGTCCACGTCCATCCTCAAGAAGGGTGACACCATGATCGCTGCTCTTGAGCAGGCAATGCTGAACAACAAAGTCGTCCAGTGCTGGGAAGCGAACCTCGAAGAGGCAGGCACCGGGAACAACAAGTTCAAGGGCACCTACTACGAGGGATACATCACCGAGCTGGAGAAGAACTCTGCAGCGGAAGACCTCGTGGAGATCAGCATCACTTACGGCGCAAACGGATCCGGTGCGACCGGTGACGTGACCGTCACGACAGAGCAGCAGGAAGCGGCGGCGTATACCTTCGTGGATACGACCACGCAGCAGGCTTGACACAGACGCAGAACGACCGGGGAGTGTAACAGCTTCCCGGTCTTTTCGTAATGGGAGGGAAACATGACGACATACGATATCAGCATCAACGGAAATATCTATCAGTTCAAGTTCGGCATCGGCTTTATGCACGAGCTGGACAAGCGTGTGAAACAGCCGGTCAACGGGATCCCCGGGCTGAGTAAGAACATCGGATTCAAGTACATCGTGGCAGACCTCATGGACGGCAGCATCGACGCGCTGATCGATGTCCTGGATGTCGGAAACATGGGACAGAACCCCCGGCTGAAGAGATCCGAGATCGAAGCCTATCTGGAAGATGATGACACGGATGTCGAGGCTCTCTTCGAGCTGGTGCTCGATTTTTTATCGAGAGCGAATGTCTGCAGAAGGACCGTGGAGGATCTGAAGAAGGCGATCGAGGAAGCGGAGGAGAAGTAAGCGACTGGTACCACGATATCGCAGTCGCATGCTTCCGCCATCTGGGCATGACGAGCCTGGAGCAGGTCGACGCGCTCACTGTGAAGGAGTTCGACTGGCTGATGGAAGCCGAGAGACTGAAGCAGGTGGACAGGGACTTCTGGATCCACCGGCTGGCCTTCCAGAACTTCCGTGTGAAGGACCGCAAAAAGAGCGGGAAGGGGAGCAAGTTCGTCTACACCACCTTCCGCAAGTTCTTTGACTACGAGAAGGAGCTGAAAAGGACGCAGGATAAATCGGCGAAGGAGACCAAGCTGCCGGGCCTGTATGAATACATGAGGAAGAAGAATGGCTGACAGAAGTGTGCGGGCGATCCTGTCCGCAAAGGATGAAAACTTCACATCGACGTTCGAGAAGGCAGCTGATCTCACAGAGTCTTTCAGCAAGAGAGTGTCCAGCGGCCTTGGGTTCGGTGTCTGGCAGGCTGTCGGCATGAAGGCCGTCAATGCGATCACAGGGGCACTGAGCGGTATGGTCGGAGGTGTCGTCGAGGCAGGAAAAGCCTTTGATTCGTCCATGTCCCAGGTCGCTGCGACTATGGGTAAGAGCGTGGATGAGATCCAGGATCTGCGCGACTTCGCACAGGAGATGGGCGCAAAAACAGCCTTCTCTGCATCACAGGCGGCAGATGCTTTGAATTACATGGCACTTGCCGGCTATGACTCTCAGAAGTCTATGTCAATGCTGCCGAACGTTCTCAACCTGGCTGCCGCGGGCAACTTTGACCTTGCCAGAGCATCTGACATGGTGACTGATACACAGACTGCTTTCGGGATCTCAATGGACCGGACCACACAGCTGGTCGATGAGATGGCAAAGGCTGCTTCGACCGGGAACACGTCCGTCGAACAGCTGGGCGACGCTTTCCTGACGGTTGGCGGTCTGGCGCAGGAACTGAACGGAGGATTCGTCACACTTGCTGACGGAACGAAGGCTCCGGTAGATGGCGTACAGGAGCTGGAGATCGCGCTGACTGCCATGGCAAATGCTGGCGTCAAAGGATCCGAAGCCGGTACTCACATGAGGAATATGCTCCTCAAGCTGTCTGACCCAGCGTCTGAGGGAACAAAGGCACTCGAGGATATGGGCGTAAGTGTCTTTGACCTTAACGGAAACATGAGGTCGCTGTCTGACATCTTCGGAGATCTCAACAAGTCCATGTCCGGGATGACGCAGAAGGAGAAGATCCAGACGATCGCAGACCTGTTCAACACTCGCGACCTGGCTTCTGCTGAAGCGATCCTCGGAGCAGTCGGAGATGACTGGAACAAGATCGGGGCGGCGATACTGGATGCTGAAGGCGCGGCCGAGGAAATGGCGGGTGCCCAGTTGGACAACCTGGCCGGTGATACGAAGCTGTTCCAGTCGGCTTTGGATAATCTGAAAATCGCGATTTCTGACAACCTCACCGGACCGATGCGCGCGGCTGTGGAGATCGGTACGGCCGGACTCAACGCGCTGACAGACATGGTCAAAAAGGCCGGTGATGTCTTCAATGGTGCTTTTGACCTGAAAGCTGTCCAGAACGCTCTCAAGGATGACGGCATCAGCGGCGCGATCGGCACGATCGTCAGCGGCCTGGACAAGCTCCCGGAAAGCTTCAAGATGGCTGGTGCGGCTGCAGGCGCCATGGGAGTTGCTGTGCTCGGGAGCAAGATCTTTGATGGGAGCGGGAAGGTCTGGAAAGCCGCGGGAAACGGCACGAAACAGGCAGGAGAGCTACTGATGGGCCTTGCGTCCAAGGGCAAGAAGGCATTCAGAGAGCTTGGCTATGACGCGCTGAACTTTTCCTCGAAGCATTTCCCCAAGGTGCTGACAGGTATCAGTGACACTGGCACGAAGATCGGAGATGCGTTCAAGGCGTTCAAGAACAACAGCCTGCTGGGTGATCTGAAGAAGCTGCCGTGGTTCCAGAAGCTGGAAGGCGCTTTTGGCAAGATGTCCGGTGTTGCCGGCAAGGCCGTATCCAAGACGCTCGGCGTGTTCGGTAAGATGGGGAGCGGCCTCAACAAGATGATGGGACTGGCTCTGAAGGCGCTAATGCCGGCGGCGCTGATCGGTGTGGTACTCGCTGGTTTCGGACTGCTGTACAGTGCGTTCGGAGACCAGATCGACGGGATCCTGCAGGTGGCAAGGACCAAAGGACCGGAGATCATCACGAACCTGTCGAATGGGATCGCGTCCAGGATCCCGGAGCTGGTAAGTAAAGGTGCTGACCTGGTCAAGGGCCTGCTCACGACACTGACAGCGAACCTGCCGGCGATCATCTCCGGTGGCGCGAACATCATCACGTCGCTCGTGCAGGGCGTCAGCTCCGCGCTGCCGACCCTGGTGCCTACAGCTGCGCATACGGTGATGACTCTGGTAACGAGCATCATCTCCCAGATCCCGAGCCTGATCACGACCGGGCTCGAGCTGCTGCAGGGCCTTGCGCAGGGCATCGTGAACTCCCTGCCAGTCCTCATCAGTAAAGGCACGGAGGCAGTCACAAGCTTCATCAATGGGATGTCTGAGAGGTTCCCTACGATCCTCAGCACAGCAGCCAGCATCATCACGACACTCGTAGGCGGGCTTGCTGCGAATCTGCCGGCACTGATCACAGGCGCAGTGTCCTGCATCTCGTCGCTTGCATCCGGTTTCCTTCAGAACCTGCCGATGATCATCACGACCGGTATCCAGCTGATCGGAGCACTCGCCGAGGGCATCGCTACGGCTTTTGTGACGCTGGTAAGCAATATCCCGACGCTGTTCGGCCAGCTTGTAGATGCCATCATGGGTGTTGACTGGCTGGCAGTCGGCAGTCAGATCCTGCAGGCTATCGGCGAAGGAATCACC